GTGCATGTTTCTTAACGCCCATTGGCGTGAATATTCTTGTCTGCAACCAGTACACTGTTTGCAGCTTACGGTTGTTTTAGTTCCGTTTGATTCGTGGATTTTCCACGTTAGTCCACCGCCTATTTTGTTATAAGCGGTTATTGGGTGAAAGCATGGCATAGTTGCTCCTTTTTTTTATAGTCGGATACCGCCTCTCATTGGGCGTGATCCTCTTAAAGAGTTTTTTCTGTGTGTTCTCGCTGCTGTGCGTGAAAACATTCTCTTTGATTTTTTGTAGTTCATTTTTCTTGGTCTTCTCATTGTTTCACTCTCCTTAATTCGTGAGGTTATTTTTACGACTAACCCCTAAAAGGTGTCAGTCGTTACAGTTGTATCAAGTAGACAACTGTTCTGCCGCGTCGGATTCATCCGACTTGCCTGCTGGGAGGGACGTTGTTTCCTCCCCAGCTTCAGCTTGTAAAGCTTGAGCTAAACGCTCGTTTTTAACAGCTAAACCCATTTCCTCCATCTCCTGGAGGTTATCTGGATTTTCTGCAAAATTTAAGAATGTGTGCATTTCATTGTTGAAGCGATCCTTCACTTGTTCCGGTAATTCTTCAAACAATGTTTTTGCTGTTGCTAGTGTATTTTGCATTTCTTGGAAATCCACGTTTGATACGTCTCCGTATTGTGGGTTTGCTTTTGTTTGTGGCATAATTCCTGTTTCCATGAATTGTGCTAATATCTTGTTAATATCACACTGATCTGTGTGATGTTGTTCTGTGAGTCCGTCATTAAACGACTCACTATAATCTTCGTTGCCTAAATTGTAGGCTGAACGAAATGTGTTCTTTGGTACGCCAGTGGCTTTTCTTTTAGTAGTCATAGTTATCTTATTTCACCTGTTTTACGGTTAAATTGTGCGGGCTTAAAGCCCTTAGTACCTTTGCGCAATGCGCCCGGTAGCGCTAAAGCGCCAGCGGTTGCTGCTACTGGTTTAGCTGCGTTAGCGCCGAGTTCTATAAATCGGGCGATTTCGCCAGCTTTTGATTGGTAGAACTTTTCGTCTACCCTAGCGCGAGCCATATCGCCGCGCAATCTTGCTGCTGAGTTCCTGTTGTGAACTCCAGCTTCTGTGGCTGCAAAATTTTGTGCATCCATCAGATTATATTGAGCTTCCATATTTTTAAGCTCTTGTCTTTTAGTTGCAGCAGACAATGCTGATGCTGTAGGATTTTGTACTGGTGCCATTGCACCGGCGGGAGAGCTTGCTTCTTTGCTGCCCGCTAATATCGGGTTAATACCCGCTTTTTTCAAATCCATCATCCGTCTTTGAACGGCTGTTCCGGACATCCTTTCTTGGAAGTCCATTTGTTTTTGTGCCATTTGGGCACTAGCTACATTTGTTTGCTTAGTAGCTTTGTACCCTAATAGTCCTCCTAGCCAGTCAAACATTAGAAGTGTGTACCGCCGGGTATGCTGTTAACCGGCATTGGTCTTGTACACTTAAGTTTGAATAGCGAATCAAATATAAATTGAGGTTCGCTGGCTACTGCTAATGTACGCTGTACGTTTGTGTCCGTTACTTGTATCCATGAATCTCCGAGTAATGGCAAGCTTGCATACTCCTGGGCATAATGCCAGGACTCGAGAGTTCCAGTTGCGTTTGAACGGAATAAGCCAGTAACTGAACTTGGCTTATATCTATATTCCGCATAACGCTCTTGATATCCGAACGTTGTTTCGTCGGCTGCACTTCCTTGTGCATAGATCTCTTTGTTTTTGACTGCTTGTTCGCCAATCGTAGATAGCGTTGGCCAGTAGTAGTCATAAATTGTTTCTCTACTAAACATTCTGTTCAGTCCTTGTTGGTATGTTAAATCTGTTCTTACAGATACCATACCTATTACTATTGTGTGTTCAGTGAAACTCTTTGTAAAAGAGTGGCCACTAAGTACAGTTGTTCCTATGGCCGACAGGTTACCCTGTGGTGTTGTTGCGTCAGTTGACGATGTTTGTGCGACCGGACTAATATTAACCGGTGAGCTTCCGCCCCCCAGATATTCTGGTCGTTGTAATCTAGCGTCTGGGCTAGTTACATTAAAATGATTTTTTATTACTTCGATATATCTTGAGCCGCCCCTGGCTTGTATCTCAAGAAATTTTTGTGTTGCGAATGCTAATCGAAGTTGATTGATTGTTGCACTGGCTGCGTCAGATAGATCTGCATATAATCTGTTTGCTTCTGCTCCAGCGTCAGACGTTCCCTCTAAATATCCTGAAGTACTATCTGTATAAGCTTTAGTATAAGAACTTGTAGTTGTATTGTAATATGTAAATACATCTTCCTGTGTACTAGAAGATGCAACTGGTGCTGTTGTTCCTAATGGTATTGTGACGTCTGCGCCTTTTTGAGGCCAGGGCAATGCTGAAGTAAAGTAATCGTGTTTTTTTCCTCTATTTAATAGAGGGTATGCGGTTGCGTCTGCACCGCTTGTTGTTAATACTGTTTTAGGTGCTTGCAGGTTTTCATCGCGGAACCAATCGTTCCAGCATAATGTGTATGCTCTATGCCATAGAGCGCTGAATTCTAATCCTGCTACTTTTGTTGGTATTCCGAAGTAATCGGACAGTGAACCTTCTGTTTCTCCACTGCCACCTGCTGTAATTGTTGGTGGTACTGGCGCTGCGACTGTAAAGTCGGGTGTTCCGTCTAATCTGTCGGAACCAGCTGCTTTGTATGTTTTTGTTTCTCCCATAAATTCTTCGAAATCGTCCCAAACGAGTCGTACTGGGACTGCGAAGAAATGGGTATCCATGAATGCATTGTCCATAGTTGGGTGTATTGGTGTTGCTAATCTGCTAAATGCTGTGAGATTACATGAAAATGTATCTCCGGGTAATGCTTCGTCAACATATATTGGTACTAATTGACCGGCATTGAATGTAGTTTTTAGCCCATGACTCCTATCAAATGTACTTCGTTGTATATCGGCATGTGGTACTTCGCTAAACTGATGTTGTTGCGCTGATCCGATTCTTGTATTATATTTGTGAGGGTTTTTCATGGGCATGCTATTTCCTTATTTTTTGTTTTTTTTGAATTGTAACACATGTTCATGTGCTTTTGCAAGACATGTGGGTTCTTGGGGATTTAATTCCCCAGTAGTTGTTTCAAATGTGCCAATTCGCCATAACGAATAATCCTCTGGATTTTTGGCAATTTGTGTTTCTTCATTTGCCATATCGGCAAATTGTCTTAACGCTATTGCGTCGTTCTCCAGGCTATAGTCCTGGTGATATGCTTCAAGTGCTGAATCATATATTGTATATTTGCATAGTATCATAGCTTATTTCTCCTGTATATGCTCATTCGAGCTTTGTGTGTTTTCTCTGCTTGTCGCAGAGCCTCGGGTGTGCGTAAGTGAGCTGTTTTTTTCATTTCCTTTACGCGACTCTCTTTGATCTTGGCCATATCCTCTGGATATTCTATTTCATATAACCTATCGTAATATTTAGGTGGCCGCATTTCTTTTCCATTTATATGTATATTGTCTGACGGATAAACGTCATTTTTATGTTGGGCGAACCAGCTCCCCGCTATGCCGGGGCGCCGGCTCATTGTTGAGTATTCCTGTTGTTTTTCAATTATTTCGCCATTTGGAGTAATGATCTCGTAATGTTTTAATCCTGTACCAGGATCAATAGCATCTTTTTTTTGTCCATTAATTTTCTTTTGGACGTAACCGGCGACATATGCCGCCGATTGGAATGAAACGTCCCCTATGGATGAGTGTCCTTTACCCCATAGTTTGCTTAATGTTTCTGATTGAGTTAGACCTTTTTGTCCTTGTATTATTTCGCGATCGCGAAAATTTGTGTTGAATAGTATTGCATGATAATGCGGACGGCCGAATTTATCGCCGTATTCTCCGCATTGATAATATCTTATTGGTTGTGCCTGGTTAGCACGTTTTTTCTTTCTAAGCCTTTTCATAAAGTCTTGAAAGTCTTTTTTTACTAGTGTTCCGTGTTCGGGTAAATGTTCATTATCGTATGTTAAAGTAATGAATATATTGTTAAGCCATAGACTGGCTTCGTGCATGTTTCTTAACGCCCATTGGCGTGAATATTCTTGTCTGCAACCAGTACACTGTTTGCAGCTTACGGTTGTTTTAGTTCCGTTTGATTCGTGGATTTTCCACGTTAGTCCA